CGTCGCAAGGGGGTGTAGCCACCTTGACGGAACGAAGTGACGAAACATGCTCGGTCGAGCAGTTTTCTTCTGCTGACCGGGAATGAAGCTCCGCAGGACGCACTACTCTCGACAGAGAGTATAGAAGTGCGCCCTTTAGTTCCTAAAGGGATTTTGCTTCGCTGTTTATTGCACGCTCTCATTTTTCAAATGAAACATAAATTGTTAAATTATCAGGTATGTAGCTGATACTTAAATCTTTTTCTCCATTTGATAGGAGTGTCCCGACAGAAACATAGTTTTCTCCTTTGATTTTCTCTGACACATTCTCAACTACTGAAAAGCCCTCTTGTATCAAAAGTTCCATGTAGTTATCATAGTCATTTTCGTCTATACCTGCAATACTGATACTGAAATTTCCGTGTTCTGTATCAAGCATAGCCCATGCAACTGTGCCAGTTGGAACGGGAAGTCCCTCAGTATATTCATTGACTGGCCATTCTCCCTCATCAAGCCTAATAATACCTTCAGATTGCGAATTGCTTGCGTCTCCTGTGTCTTTGGGTGGTGTTTTTGGGGCGGAGCAAGCAGTCAATGACAATATAAGCAAAATTGCAATTCCCGGAATAAATCTTTTCATAGTTACCTCCTATTGTTGTGGACAGCTCTGATAATCTGAATTGTGGCAAATGCAAAAGCGATTATGCCAACCAATAAAATAATTTGAGAAGCATCAAAAATAAAATCACCATTAACCTGAATGTTTGTCATTGCGTCTGCTTGCCCGATTGCTCCTTCCGGCACTTTACCAGACTTTGCAGTAGCATAAATTAAAAAAGCAACAATAGCTACCACAATGGAAATGACACTTGAAATGATCCATTTCCGTTTCTTTGGGACGGAATTATCAATTCCAAACTGTTCTACTGTGCTGTTAGCAAATTCTTGCGGCGTTCCAAGCCTTTCGATTACCTGTTGTTCAGTTTCTCCATGCTCCACGGCAGAATTAAATATTTCATTCAAGTCACGCACAACCTCGGTTTTGGTTTTGCGTGATAAATTTAATTCCTTTTCAACCTGCCTTATGTATTGCTCCTTCATTCTGAGACCTCCGTTTGTTGATAGGTGGCGATAAAGCTATTTACACAATCCGTATAGCTGGACCAAAACGTAATCAATTCCTGTAAAACTTCCTTTCCTTTAAGAGTAAGGGAGTAATATTTTTTTGATCCGCCATTAGCAGCCGCTGGTGCTAAACGACATTGAATTAGTTCCGCTTGTTGTAAGCGATACAGAATAGGGTAAATCGTTCCCTCTTTTGCATATCCTAAGACAGATGCACTGCTATTTAACTCTGTGATTATTTCATAGCCATAGGTCTCTTTGCGCCCGATTAAGGATAATAGTATCATTTCAAGAGAGCCTTTTTTGAATTGTTGCACATATTTGTTATCCATAATCTTCACCACACTTTAGTTCTGCTGATTAGCGTTGCTAAATAGCAGAACTAATTATACTCATACTCGGTGCCTTAGTCAATAGACTCCTTGAAAAAGTTACAGTTTGTTCAAGCGTTTGAGCGCCCGAACATTTTTCGTCCGGGCGCTCTCAGTATCAGTCATAAATCAGCTCAAACTTCACAATCTCCTCTGCCTGTGCCTTGCAAGCGTTCATCTGCCGCACCCATTCCATTTGGTTTTCGGCTTTCAGCTGTTCGGTCACACCGTTTTGCTCTGCCAGTGACCGCACGATCAGCTCCATAGGGCAGGTAAACACAAACATGAAAAAAATTCGTACAACAATAATTCTGCTCCTGTGCATCGCGCTGGCGCTGTGCGGCTGCGTGGCGGGCGAAACGAGCCGCCGCGAACCGGTGCAGGAACTTACGTGCACTCAGCCCGACGCGCTCTCCGGCATATATCCGGCGGGCGGGTCGAAGCTATACATATGCTCGTCGGACTATGAGGCGGAGCGCACGACCGTGCAGCTCGTTGACGCTGGCTCCGACGCAGTATGCGGCGAGGTCACGCTGGACGGCGTCTGGAGCATCAAGTCTCAGTCCTTCTCCGACGGCCGGCTCGCGCTCTGTGACCGCGCCAACACGATGAGCGCCGACGAGGAGCTGTACGGTATAAGCGCCGCGCTCGACGCGCTGTCGCGCACACTCTCCCTGTACCCCGACGGCTTCTTCGCGCAGTTTAAAAACGGCATGGGCGAGGGCGGAATCCGCTTCCTCCTGACGGAGCGGATCGACAGTGACTACGGTGTCGTGGGCTGCGCCTACGAGAGCCGCGAATGGCAGAACATCGCGCTGGACGTCCGCATGGCGGATGGGCTTGACACCATCATCTGCCATGAGCTGTGGCACGCGACCGAGAACCACATTCTCTCGCGTGATTACTCTGCGTTTTCGCCCGACGCATGGGCGGCGCTGAACCCCGAGGGCTTCGCCTACTGCGAGGATCCGACGCAGTCCGACTCGATGCTGGAATGGACGCTGTACAGCAGCAGCCCTGACAACGTGTATTTCGTTGACGGCTACTCCTGCGTGAACGAGCGCGAGGACAGGGCGCGCATCATGGAATACTTCATGGTGCACGAGGACGAGGCCGGTCTGCTGATCGAGTCCCCGGCCATACGGCAGAAGCTCCAATTCATGTGCGATGCCGTGCGTAATAACTTTGACACCACCGGATGGAGCGCCGTCCGCTGGGAATCACTTTTAAGGTGAATATAGCAAAAAAGTTCCTGAGTTTTTTGAAAACTCAGGAACTTTTTTCTTGCCTCACTGCTTGATCTGCTTGACAGCCTCGTTTATGCCTGTGGCCGCGAAGCCGCTGACGATGCCGACCGCTACGGCGGTTATGTAGTCGCCCGCCGGATAGTCCGGCATATATCGCATAGCCAGCACGCCAAGGATGCCGCCCACGACGCCGCAGATGATGGGTATCCACTTGTTATCAAGGCCGCTCGCCTTGACGAGCTGACCTGCAAGATAGCAGATCACCGTTATCGCGGCGACGCCCGCAATTCCGAAATCCATGCTCTCACCTCCCTTCATCATAATCCAAGCTGCCCCAGCGCGTATGCGAGCACCGCGCCGACGAACAGCCATATCACCTTATCGACCAGCTCCTCCCAGCGCCTTGCGGGCTTGCCGGTCAGGGTCTTGATGTCTGACTTCATAACCGTGAGATCCCGCTCCATGCCGCCCTGCTTCGTGGCAAGCTCCTTGACCGAGAGGGCAAGGTCTGTCAGCGCGCTTTGGTTCCGCTCGATCTCCTCTATACGATGCGTATTCGAGCGGCTGCGCGCGTCAACGCGCTCTATTTTGAGCGCAAGTTCTTCTGCCGTCACCGTTCATCCTCCTATCAGCCTTGACCATGTGTTTGCTCCGGCGACGCCGTCCACGGCCAGCCCGTGCGCGCGCTGGAACGCCCACACCGCAAGCTTCGTGCAGGTTCCGAAGTCCCCGTCCGCGCCGCAGGAGCCGCAGGAATACCCGCGCCCGATCAGCAGCAGCTGCATCGACCGCACCGCTTCGCTCACGTCGCCCTGACGCAGCAGCGGCAGCTGCACCGCGGTGCTGTTCTTCTCCGTACCGGCGGCGACCGCCGCGCCCTGCGCCCAATCCGCGGGCGCATCGCCGTAGCTTATCCAGCCCGGCAGCCCCCACAGCGCCCAGCCGCGATCCTTCAGTCGGGTCCTGACAACACCCTTCGCGTGCCCTGATGCCTCCACGACGTATCCGTCTCCGACGTACACGCCGACGTGTCCGAGCCCCTCCATGAACACACAGGCTCCCGTGAGCTGCGGCATCTTCGCGATATCGCCGCGCCGGACGCAGCTCCGGTACAGCCCGCTTACCGCGACGTCCTGCGCGGCGCAGTACACGGGTGCGCTCTGCGCCGTGTCACTCCAGAGGTAGCCCTTTATGAGCCCCACGCAGTCGTGAACGCGTTTGCCGAACTGCGATTCGAAGTCGTCCGCCGTGTAATGCTCCGGATACTGTGCCCGCTTCTGCGCGAGCAGCGCCGCCGATGCCGTCTGCCCGAAGGTGCCCCACCAATAGGGGCGTCCGAGCTGCGCCAGCGCGTATTGTGCCAGTCCTTCTCCCGTTTTTGTCGTCATGTTCTGTCACTCCGTTTCATGTTTTCGCCAAGTCCTGTAAAACAGAACCCGAATTTGAAATAAATAACGCCGTCGGCGGCATTGCCGCGGGCGTCCATTTGGGGCTTTTGCCCTCGTATGTATGCTTTGAGCATAGTTTCCTCCTTTGTGTTATAATCAGATATTATTCTGCCTCAAATATCTTGTTGAGATAATATCACATCATATCCGTTTTGTCAAGTTAAACAGAACTAAATTTGCGGTAAAATTTTCTACCTGTCAGTCCGATTTGAGTTATAAAAATGCATACGATTATGAATAAGATTTCTTTCGCAAGCGTCTATCTGCTCCGGGTGTCAAGGTCATCTGCTCTTCTATATTAGATTTCATAGTGCATTACGTTAGATAAACGAGCCTGTTTTTTGGGCAAATTATCTTATTTACCCATACATTTCCTTTGCATATTTTTTGCGCCATATGCTTGATTCTTTTCGTTTAAACGAGTAGAATACATTTACACTTACGAAAGCAGGTGACGCTATGGAATACATATCGGCCAAGGAGGCTGCGGAGCGCTGGGGTATACAAGTCCGCGGCGTGCAGGAGCTGTGCAAGGCAGGGCGCATACAAGGCGCGTTCAAATTTGAACGTTCGTGGATGATTCCGGCTTCGGCGCAAAAGCCGGAGGATCCCCGCCGCGCCGGGTCAAAGAGTTCCGGTGCGGTCTCGTATGGCTACTATCCCGGCCTAATTTCATACTTCATACATGCGCCGTCCGGCAAATCTGACAGGCTTCCAACTGGTATAACCGACCCGGCGGCTATACTGGAGTATAAGGCGGAGCTTCTGTATTTCACGGGCGAGATTGACGCCTGCCGTGACATGCTGCACGGCGTGGATGACGGCGGCACACTTCTCAGCAGGCTATCCCTCGTTCTGCCGCTGAGCGTATGTCTTGGCGACGTGCCGGCCTTTAATTCCGCCGTTGAGGGTGTATACGCGCTGATAGATCAGGCTCCCGACAGCGTCGGCTCACGCGCGGCACGGCTGCTGCACTCATGCACGGCGCTGGGCCTATACATGCCGCACTTTGTACCGGAGTGGATCCGGGACGGGCAGTTCGCCGGGCTGCCGGCTGAACTTATCCCCTTTGCGATATACACACGCAGCAAATATCTTCTCACCGCGAAGCGTGAAGCGGAGGCAAAGGCCGCAGCCGAAACCGCGCTGAGCTTTCTGCCCGTGGAAAGCGGCTTCAGCCTGATTCATCTTTATCTCCGTCTCATATGCAGCGCCGCCCTCTGCGCCGC